TAAAAAAGACTTCTACTATTCAGACGGCACCAAGCATTCACGCGGCAAAATGAAAGGTGCTGAAGGAGAATGGAAAGACCGCTCCCGCAAGCACCGATACGTTATGATGTTTGATAAGAAACTAGAACTCTTATGGTCCGATGAGTCGAGTGTTCTCAGTACGAATTAGTTTATTATTAACGTACTGAGAACTTTCTTCATAGTTCATAATTTCTCTCATTTCATTCAGATATTGCTGTAAGTAAATTGGTTTCATCAAAGATATCTGTCTCTTATTTTCATTCAGAATTACTTCATATTCCCAGTTTGTTACTCCAATAACTGGATTAATATCCCCAGATACTGTTTCATATTTTGTATTTGATTCAGCACCAACGCCAACATAGTAATTTCCATCAGCAGCATCATATGCAGGTGGAATTGTAAAGTTGGCATCAACAATCTGCCCAGCAGGTAAAATTAATCTACCTTTTGAATCTGTAACCTTGATTGTTTCATAGTGATGGACATCATTCATATTTTGAATAGTGTACTTATTCTCAACATACTTGTACAAATCATAATTTGATAATGGCCATTGGTCTCTGATATTAGTGATGCCAGCAGTCAAGACAACAATCCAATCTAAATCAGGAGCACCATAGAATGCTTCTGCTACTGTATCTGGTCTTTGACCATCTAAGATAATATACTTGTCGAAGAGAGTAGCAACATTTTCTACAGAGTCAAGAAGTTTAACTCTACGGAAGAAGTTTTTAACTCTTACATATTCTCTTGAAGAAACCTTATGTAAAAGGTTTGACTGATATAAGATATCAGGTAGTTCTCTGAAATATGACATTAGAATCCTACTCCTATTGGTTCGTCATCATAATCTTCAGCGTAGATTGGATTGAGTTCCTTAAATGTCATTGAGACTTGAATGTGAACTGGTGTACCATCAGCATATGTCGCATAAGTTCCAGATGCTGTATAGTTAACACTCAAATCACTCAAGGCACAAACCTTAAACTTATTTAAGAACCTATGTTCTTTATTACCAGTTTTATATTCAAGTTGGAAGATGTCTGGAGAGTTGATAAACAGAGCGTCTCTTCCATTTTTTGGAACCATTGATTTTTTCAAAGTTCTAATAATTTGTTTGACCATCTCTGCTTCCTGTGGATCTCTTGGTGCGAAATCATAAGTAAAAGGAAACGTTCTTAAAGTTACATCACTGAAAAGAAGTTCCAGATTTGATTGTAAGATTTGTCCAGTTGCTCTTGTAACAATTGATTGTGGACTTACATTGGCACCAAGAGAATTAATCAGTTTTCCAGATAGAGCCGCTTTTAATGCTCCGATGGTTTTTTGATCAATGCCACTCACACCATTGAGAATTGCTCCACCAACCTGCATTCCTTCAGCAACTGCTTTAACTGGATTATTAATTAGTTCTGCCCCCAGTGCCAGACCACCTGCTTGGAGTGGATCTAATCTATCTTCGGCATAAGCAACTGATAAACTATCACTTATCTGTTGTGGTATTGGTAAAAATATATACTTTACGTTTTTTTCAAGTTCTTTCTTAGATCCTGGTGAATTGAAAAAATCAGTTGTTGAGGTTAATGCATTAAATTTAGTTACCCCAGTTACCGTTGCTACTACCTTACCCTTTTCGTCAGTTTTTTGAATCTCGCCTAGTTCAACAATTTTATTCAATCCAAACGTATTTTCTTTAGATTGTTTCTGAAAAATTCTTATCAGTAAGTGGTCAGTTTTTTCGTGGATTGCTTTCAGTGGGTATCTATAAATTTCTTGATTATTTTCATCTTTCTTTTGATTAGCCTGAGTCTGGTTTGAGTTGCCAGTGTTCAGCAGATCAACACCCTTAGATGCCAACTCGAATCCATTTGGACCGTTGTTTAGTTCTGCCGAATCCTCTGCGTTAGTTGCCATTATAGACTTTTTTAGGTATTTAGCTTAAAGTTAGCAAAAGGTATCATTTGTAAATCTTTAATTTCTGAAGGATATACTTCATATAATCCTCCTGCCACTTCATTCCAGGTATATTGTCTGGTTTGTCCCCAGTGAAAATTTAATCCACGAAATCCCCACTGGAAAACATCAGTAACTGCAACGAAAGGGTTTTGGTCATATCTTAATTGTGGTGTCTTTGCATTGTAAACAAACACATAAATCTTTCCACCACTAACTTCTCTAACAGGTATCTCAGTAAGAACTTCGAGAAGAGCAATCATAACATCATCAGGGTCTCTAACGCCAATGATACTATCACTTACCGCACGAATCCGATTGCGGTTTGTATCAGTATCCGTAGGTCTTTTTGCTGCTCTTTGTTCAGCAAGTTTTCTTCTTTGTGCTTGAAGAAGAGTTTCTCTTGGCATTAGTTGATACCGAGTTCTTTTTCTGTTAGAACTTTAAACTCCCAAAGTCTATCCTTACAATACTCTCTTGCTGCCTTCCACTTTGCTTGATTCTTGGCATATTCAAATGCCTCACCAAGATACTTCTTTGTTTGCCTCTTGGGTTTGGGTGGGGGAGCACATTGACGTAATGGTTTCACTTCAATCAAAGATGATTTGATTCTACCATTGGCATCTTTATACTTAATAAAGAAGTCTGGGAAATATCTATGAACTTTATTATCAATCGGAGAACGATAGGGAATGTAAAATTCTTCTGATTGCCACTCCAACACATTCTCATTAGTATCACAATAAACCATCAGTTTGCGTTCCCATAAGGAACGATAGATGATATTGGTCGGGTCTCCCTTGTATTTTTGAGGATTTGATGGTTTGTATTTTCCCTTATATGGCATCTAAATAACTACAACAATCTCATATAAGATATTTAGAGTGCCTAGACCATTCCCGAAAAAAATATCTCAGATTAAACCAACACTCACAAATCTAGCACAAACATCTCATTATCTGATTGAGTTTGGTGGTCTGAGTGCCAACCTTAGAGAGCATTTAAGGCTAAGAGGGATGGACTCTCGTTATATTACAGAGTCTATTGGATTGTTATGTAGTAGAGCAGCACTTCCTGGTAGTGGATTTGCCACGGCAGATGTTGTTGGAAACTATATTGGTATTGCCGAAAAATTCGCACATACCAGAACCTTTGTCCAAATGGACTTAGAGTTTTATGTTGATAACGAATATAAGTCTCTAAAGTTCTTAGAGCATTGGATGGACTTCATTTCAAGTGGAAGTACAACAACCACTGGTGGTGATGGTGTTAGTCCTCTCCGAGATGGGTACTATTATAGAATGAAGTATCCTATAGAATATAAGTGTGATGAAACTAGAATTGTAAAATTCGAAAGAGATTATAAGAGATATATTGAATATAGATTCTTTGGGTTGTTCCCAATATCTTTAAATGCTACTACAGTATCTTACGAAGGTTCTCAGATTTTAAAAGCATCTGCTACCTTCCATTATGATAGATATGTTTCTGGAAAGTCATATTCTTACGATCAGTTCCGTAAAGAAGATAATAACAAAACAACTCCAAATAGTCAGGGTGATCAAACCTCAAGAAGTATTTACGAGCGGGCATCCATTGATGCTTTCTCAGGTAAACTAGATTTAGATCTTGGAATATCGGCACCAGGAGGTTCTTCTGCTGGAAACTATTCAAGACTCTTTGATACAAGTAGAAACTTTGGAATTTTAAATAACGATATAGTCACTCGCTCTTTCGTTGGAGAAAGAATCATCTGAGTGCTCCACTAAATAATTTTACTGATTTGTAAGGATTGTAATGCCTTTACCAAAAATTTCTACGCCAACTTATGAGTTGGTTATTCCTTCGTCTGGGAAGAAGATTAAATACAGACCATTCTTAGTCAAGGAAGAAAAGATTCTTATCATCGCTATGGAAAGCGAAGATACATCTCAGATTGCTAGCGCAGTCAAAGATGTTATCTCTTCTTGTATCTTGACAAGAGGTGTGAAAGTCAATGAACTTTCTACCTTTGACATCGAATTCTTGTTCTTGAACATTCGTGGTAAGTCTGTTGGAGAAGAAGTAGAAGTTCTTATTACTTGTCCCGATGACGGTGTTACTAAAGTTCCTGTAATGATTAACTTGGATGAAATTCAAGTTGAGGTTGATGAAAAGCATTCTAAGGACATCAAACTGGATGAGAATCTTGTCTTGAGAATGAAGTATCCCTCAATGGAGGAATTTGTTAAGAGTAACTTTGTTCTTGGTGATGTAAGTGTTGATGATACATTTGATGTTGTCACTTCTTGTATTGAACAAGTTTATAATGAAGAAGAGTCTTGGTCAGCAAAAGATTGTACAAAGAAAGAACTTCGTGAGTTTGTTGAGCAGTTGAGTTCGAAGCAATTCAAAGAAGTTGAGAACTTTTTTGCTACAATGCCAAAACTTTCTCATACAATTAAAGTTGTAAATCCAAATACTGAAGTTGAGAATGAAGTTGTTCTGGAGGGACTAGCAAGTTTTTTCGCGTAGGTATGGCTCATACCGACCTTGAGTCATACTTCAGGATTAATTTTGCCTTGATGCAACACCATAAATATAGCTTGACAGAGTTAGAAAATATGATACCTTGGGAGAAAGAGGTATACCTTGCTTTCCTCCAACAGTATATTGAAGAAGAAAACCTAAAAGCACAACAAATGAATGGTTGAAGCATCTCCACTTATTGGTAGAACATCTAGGGTATCTGCTGCTGCCTTTACAGGTAGAGCGACTGCTCCTGCTCAACCAGATCCAGTAACCACTGGTTTAATTAGTAAGAATTCACTACAACTGGCAGTCGTATCAAACCAGATACAGGGAATGACTGCCCAGATGAATTCTCTTGCTGGTTCATTACAAGTCATCAGTAGTAACTTAGCAACATCTCAATCATTAGATAGACAGAGAGAAGCACAAGAGCAGGCATTACAATCTAAACTCGCTCAGGAGAAACTGAGAGAAGGTAAAGAAAGTGTAATTGAGAAGAAGATACAAACAGCAGCAATTGCTCCAGCACAAAAGATTTCTTCTACTGCACAGTTTACACTAACAAGACTCAATAGTTTCTTTATGAGTCTTTTGGGTGGTTGGTTATTGGTCAAAGGTGTAGAGACTCTCAAAGCACTTGGGGATGACAATAAAGATAAACTGAATGAAATTAAGAATAGTGTTATTGGCACACTAACTCTAATTGCTGGTAGTTATATTGGTGTTAGATTTGGATTGAGAGCATTATCTGCTAACTTCTTTAGAATTGGCAGTAGACTTCTTGCTGTTGCTGCTGCTGGACTGTTTGTGAATCCTGCCAAACAACTAATTGATTATGTCATTAGTGCGGGAAAAAATTTAGTAGAGCAAATAGCAAATCCAGTAAAGAATTTACTTGGAGGAGAACCAGAACCTGATCCTTCAAAAACACCAGAAGAACAAACAAATAATCCTGAAACCACTGGAATGGGTGGTCCATCATTGGCATCTCCAACTGAGACAATGATGGGAGAAAAGGTTAATCCAAAGTTAGAAGAATTACAAGGTGAACTTGGTGGCGTTAAACAGGATTATATGTTGAATAGAATTAGTAAAGAGGAATATCAGGAAGAGAAGGAAAGACTAACATCAGAAATTGAAGCTCTTAAATCGGAAAAAACTAAGGCACAAGTAACTGCCCAACCACAAGAAACAATGATGGGCAAACCATCAGAATCGAAAGAAGGTGCTGAAGTTGATACTTCAAAACCACCAGAATATGGAACAACAACTTTAGCAGCAACTGATGGAGAATCTGTTGAGGGTGATCCATCTAAGGGAACTAAAGATACTCAACTGAAAGAA